GCCCAAGTTATAGCCAAGCGTATCGGTTTTTGACTGAGTCGGTTGGCGCGGTTGAGCGCGAGAAAGGCCGCATGGGGTCTCGCCAGTTAAAAAATATTCAGCCTTTTGTGCGTCGTGATACGACGTTGTTGTTGCCGACTGATGCGTACACCGCTGATGGCCATTGCTTTGATGCTGAGGTGGCACATCCGATTCATGGTCGACCCTTTAGACCCGAGATCACGACGGTGATTGATATTGCAACTCGGTTGGTGGTGGGCTTTAGCGTTGATTTGGCTGAAAGCGGCTGGGCGGTATTGGATGCGATCCGGTTGTCTGCAACGAACTGGGGCATTCCTGCCCTGTTTTATGTGGATAACGGGTCGGGCTATCAGAACGACATGATGAAAGCGCAAGGGCGTGGGGTGATGGCGCGTTTGGGCACTGAGATGACCCATAGCTTGCCGTACAACTCGCAAGCACGCGGGATTATCGAACGCTCGCATCAAACGTTGTGGGTCAAAGCTGCAAAAAATCTGCCCACATATATGGGGGCGGATATGGACGATCAAGCGCGGCAGAAGGCGTTTAAGGTCACGCGCCGTGACATTAAAGCGGTGGGCACGTCTAAGTTGTTGGTGCAGTGGGATGTGTTTTTGGATTATGCCAAGCAGGTGGTCAGTGAGTACAACCATAAGCCGCACAGCAGTTTGCCGAAGTTTTTAGACCGTTCGACGATGAAAAAGCGGCATCAGTCACCCATCGAGTGCTGGCATTCGGCGGTGTCGGCGGGTGCTGAGATTCATAAAGTTGACGATGCTGAGGCGGTGGATTTGTTCCGGCCTTATGTTGAACGTGTGGTGCGCCGTGGTGAGGTCGATTTATTTGGCAATAAGTATTTTTCTATTGAGCTTGAGCAGTACCACGGTGAGTCGATGCAGATTGGTTATGACATTCATGACCCTGAGCAGGTGTGGGTGCGTGATGCCGAAGGCCGCCTTGTTGCCACGGCGCAGTGGAATGCCAACCGTACCAGTTATTTTCCGCAGTCGAAGATTGAGCAAGCCCGCCAGCAACGCGCCAAAGGTCGTCTGCGCAATTTGGCAGTGAAGCAGGCTGAGGCGTTAGAGGAGGCGGGTCCAGCACGGGTGCTTGAGCATTTAGACACACAACAACTGCCGGTTTTTAGTCAGCAAAAGAATGATCTTGCGTCAGTGTTTGCAGAACTCAACAGTTTAGAGCCGCACTCGAATGTTGTGCCTTTTCATCAAGGGCGCAAGGCTGAGCCTTTGCATGTTGATCAACCCAGTACAACGCGTAGCCCTGCTGAGAAGTTGGCGCATTGGCTTGTGTTAGACGAGCAAGCAAATGCGGGTATTGAGTTGTCGATGGCAGATTTTGATTTTTGGACGATGTTTCCACAGGGCAAGTTGTTTCGCAGCTTGACCGATGATCAACCCGAATTACGTCGCCGCGGTGAGGCGGCGAGTAACCAGTGAGGACAAGCGGCAGCAACCGTTTGAACTCTTTTTTAAAGCGAGGAGCTTTCATGTTGAACGATCAGAAACCGAGTGTCAATGCCATGCCTGCGGGCGGTATTGCACAGATTGCCAGTGTCGCGCAGTGCTATCAGGCGATCAAACGTACCGAAGATCGCCATGCGCTGTTACCGGGCCTTGCTGTTTTTTATGGTCCATCTGGCTTTGGTAAGTCAGTTGCGGCGTGTTATGTCGCCAATAAAACCCGCGCATATTATGTGCAGGCTAAGTCGACATACACCAAAAAAGCCTTTTTACACGCTGTATTGCGTGAGATGAGCATCCCCCCTGCCTCGACCCTGTCTGAGATGCTGGATCAAGCAGCGGGTGAGTTGGCAAAAAGCCGCCGTCCGCTGATTGTGGATGAGTTTGACTTTTTGGTGTCTGCCGGAAAAGTTGAGCTGGTGCGTGATTTGTATGAGGGCAGCCAAGGCACGATTTTGTGTATTGGTGAAGAACGCCTGCCGAGCAAGCTAGAGAAATGGGAGCGTTTTCACGGTCGGGTGCTGAACTGGGTGCCTTGCCCTGCTGCAAACGTCAATGATGCTGCCCTGCTACTCCCTGTTTATGCACCTAGTTTGGATGTCAGTACGGATGTGCTGGAGCAACTAGTGGCGACCGTGCGTGGGTCAACTCACCGTATCGCGACCAACCTAGAGATGTTGCACGAGCTTGCGCTCGGTGAGGGGATTAAGCGGATTGATGCTCGCTCAGTCCGTGACCTGCTGCCTGCGGGTTTTGTAACGGGCGAAAGCCCTAAGCCTCGCTCGTTTTAAGGTGCTGTAGTCAATGAACAATGGATTATTAGATGCACCGATCCGCTCGCCACGCGAACGGGTTTGGGACGCGATTCGCTTGTCTGTTACAGAGTTTACGCTAGATCAAGTTGCCAACATTGGCGGCATGAAAATCGATAGCGCACGCGACTATCTAACCGGTTTACGCCGTGCTGGCTTTATTGCCGAAACTCGACGTGAGTCGAAGCCGATGACAGTCGGTGGCAATACCAAAACCGTGTATTACACGCTGGTTAATGATGTGGGACACGATGCGCCCGCCGTGAACCGTAAGGGTGACGTTTTAGAGCCGCGTGGCGTTAACACTGCAATGTGGAATGCGTTACGGGTTTGCAATGCAGTTACCCCTCGCTCACTTGCTGCCTATTCATCAACTGAGACTCGGGTGGTTTCAGAAGAAACAGCTAACAGCTATTTGCAGGTTTTACATGATGCGGGCTATGTCGTGGTAGTCATTGCAGCCAACCACGCCCGACAAGCGACCTACCGCCTGCTGCCCACTAAAAATACTGGACCAAAGCCGCCGCAAATTTCGCGTGCCTGCCGCGTTTTTGATCCGAATGTTGGCCGTGTTGTGTATCAGGAGCGCCCAGAGATGGCCGAAGAAATCCGCGATGGTGTCGAGGTGCAACATGCATAACTTAACCCCTGCCGACCGCGATCTGTTTTTGTTTAAACGGTCATACACGCAACACCTGACCACGGGTCAATTACTCAGCCAGATTGGTGCATTGCGTTTGCAATTGCAGCATGAGCGCCAACTCCACCGTCTGCGCCTTGTGCGCATGACGTGGGCGGTGGCATTGGTGCTGCTATCCGTTTGGTTGGCGTCAACAACGTGCTGGCCCGCGTTGCTGGGTGTGCTGATGTTTGCAGGCTTGCTGGTTGCGGCTTGGTGGAGTGCTGATCATGACCACATCTAACGAGACTCATGCGCTTGCATTACTGCGCAGTGCAGTTGCCGAACTGGGCAGCAAGCAAGCCGTGGCTGACCGGCTCAACGTGTCGCGCTGTGCGATCTCGCTGGCAATGGCAGGCAAATACAAGGGCGATCCGTCCTTGATTTTTGCCCGAGCGATTGCACTGTTTGATGGCATTGATTGCCCTTATCTGGCCGAGAAAATCACCACTGTGCAATGCCGCCAACATTGTACCGGTGAACCCCCAGTACAGAACCCAGCGGCCATGCGTCACTACCGTGCGTGCCAGTCCTGCCCGCAATGTCCACGGGGTGCAAAATGAAACTTCGTTGCCCTGCCTGCGGTTCTGTTGGCGACTTGGGACTGTTTGTTGAATCCCAAGCCAGCCGCGCCGCGTTAATGCGCATTTTTGAGCGAACTGATATTGGCCGCGCCATTGTCCAATACGTTGGTTTGCATCGCCCTGCCACCCGATCAATGTCAGACGACCGCTTTATCAAGCTGTGCAGTGAGGTGCTTGCGGACGTTGATCGGGGGTCAATCACTCGTGATGGCCGCAGCCACACTACCCCGCCTGCCGCATGGATTTGGGCAGTCAATGAGGCATTAAAAGCCCGCGACAACGGCAAACTGGCCTTGCCCTTGTCGGGTCATGGGTGGATTTATGCCGTGTTGACCGCCTACAAACCTGAGCTTATTGAGCCACCACAACCGCCGGAACCCCTGCCGGTTGCAGTCAAACCACGCCCAGCTACTGGGTCAGATAAACCACGATGGGAGCAATAAGAATGGCGCGTAAAGCAATGGCAGAACCACAGCTCAAGAGCTGGGATGCCGTCGATCTGGTACTTGCCCAAATGGCAGATGTCGAACGCTCGATTGGGCTGGAGCAAGCCGCTTGTAATGAGCAAGTCGATCAACTGAAACAAGCCAGCAAAGACCGCATCAAACCGTTAGCGGATCAGATGAAAGCGTTAGAGCTGTCGATTAAAGAGTTTTGTGATCACCACCGCAACGAGTTTGTGCAAGTCAAAACTCGCCGCTTGGTGTATGGCTCGGTCGGCTATCGCTTGTCGACGACAGTCTCCATTCCCGATGCTGAATTTACGTTGAAGCAGCTGCAATTGCGTGTGCTTGATCACTGTATCCGCACAAAATACGAGGCTGACAAAGATCAGATTAAGCAGCTAGACCCTGATCTGATTGCAGAAATTGGCTGCAAACTCAGCACCAAAAACACCTTTGGCTATGACCTTGCCAAAGTCAATCCAGCGGCAGCGGTGCTGTGATGAATGCACCATTAAAGCTTTTGAATAAGCTGATTTTGCAGGGTATGGATTTTCCAGACGCGCTGTACAGAGTCTCATGTGGCTATGGGTGCTGCCCTGATGTTTTGAAACACCAATATGACCAACAGTTTACCGCCGAGAACGGCACAACCACGGAGTAACACCATGAACAAAACTGACCTGATCAACCGTATTGCCGAGCAAGCCGGTCTGACCAAAACCCAAGCCACCGCTGCCCTGCAAGCCTTTGAGACTTCGGTCATTGACACGCTGGCTGCGGGCGATGATGTGAAGCTGGTTGGCTTTGGCAACTTTAGCGTCAAAGACCGCCCTGCCCGTGCTGGCCGTAACCCTAGCACAGGTGAGCCGCTGCAAATTGCCGCCAGCAAAGCTGTCGTGTTTAAGGCTGGTAAGCCGTTGATTGAGGCGGTGTCATGAGCAAAAAAGTGACCAAGGGAGTTGTTCCTTTAGATCTGCCTGCGCATCAGTTTTTTAATCACATGATTGAAAAAATGCGGCGAAACAACGCTGGCCAGATGGAGTTTTCCATTCCCACAGAGATTCAGAATGCACGAGTGCAACTCCATCTTCGAGTTGAATTGCGATTGCAAGATTCGCCTGTAATGCCACCCAACTAAGCGAAACAGCGGGTTAGTCCCGCTGTCTGCCCAGCGTGGTTGTTGGGTACTGATGAGCAGCCATAGGAATCTTAATGAACATCAATGATCGACAAAAAGCGTTAGACAAAATCAAGCGCTGTCTTGCACTGGGGCAATCTGCCAACGAACACGAAGCGGCGGTGGCCATGCGTCAAGCGCGTGTGCTGATGGATAAATTTCAGATCACAGATAATGATATTGCGCTGTTAGATATTACAGAGGCCAGCACTCGTGCAGGATCGACCATTCGCCCTGCTGAATGGGAAGCAAACCTAGCGGTCATCGTTGCTAAAACAATGCAATGCCAAGCTATTTTTGTCAGTAAAAAATGTATCGGCGCAATGGGATTGACCCGCATTGGCGAATGGAATTTTGTGGGCGTTGATCCATCGCCTGAGATTGCCACGTATGCCTTTAGCGTGTTGAGCCGTCAGATTCGCAAGGCTCGCACCGACTACATCAAGACGGCACTAAAGCGAGTCAAGGTTGCCGCCAACAAAACACGGCGGGCTGATCTATTTTGTGATGGTTGGATTGATACCGCTAGCCGTCTCATTGTTGATCTAAGCGCCAGTAATCCAGCCACGATGGCGCGTGTTGATCAGTACATGGCGCGTCAACATCAAAACTTAAAAGACCTCAAGACCACAGACCGCAATGCTGGCCGAAACTTTGGCGAACGTGATTTTAATGATCATGCGGCTGGTCGTGCGGCAGGCCAATCAGCCCAGCTTAACCGTGGCATGGGTGGTGAGCGTCAAAAAGTGATTGGAGCCTGATATGACACCTAAACGCCGCGCCCGCCTTGCCGCAATCCATTTGGGCAAAAAACACCTCAGTCTGGATGATGACACCTACCGCGACTTACTTGAGTCGGCCTGCGGTGTGCGGTCGGCAGCCGATGCCACCGACGACGGCCTTGTGGCTGTATTGCGCCGGATGGAGTCACAAGGCTTTGTGAAACAAACCAAAAAAGACGTGGGTCGCCGCCCCAACACACCCCAGCGCGACAAAGTTGAGCTAGTCAAAAAGATTGAAGCCTTGCTGACCGACGCCGGTCGGCACTGGAACTATGCCCACGGCTGCGCCAAAAAAATGTTTGGGAAAGACGCTGTCGAATTTTGCACGGGTGATGAGCTGTGGCGCATGGTTGCCGCGTTAGAGAAAGACAAAAAACGGAGAGCGACCCGTGGATAATCTGATTGATCAACTGCCCGAGTCCCTGCAAAACATTGTCAAACTGACCGACCTTGAGGCAGCCCTCACACTGGTCGACAAGCATGGTGGCACGACGTTTCATGTGCCACCGCTCAAAATGCTGCACCCCTCGCATGATTTGGCGTGTTTAATTGGTCTGGATCATGCATTAAAACTCTGTCGCTATTATAGCGGTGACAGTATTTATCTGCCCCGCGCATCGCATTATCTACAAGCGATTCGGGATGAAAAGATCCGTGATGAAGCCAATCATCTCACCACGGCTGCATTGGCACTCAAATACAAATTGTCAGAACGTTGGATACGCAAGATTAAGAGCAGCTCTCTACAAAGCACGACCCCTGATGAGCGACAACTCGGACTTTTTTGATATGCAGCCACCCTAGACGCCCCCATTCATTGGGGGCTTTTTTATGCCAAAGGAACGACTTCCGGCTGATTTTTGGCGGGTATGAATCACACACTAGACCGTGATTTGATCCATCAAAATATTGACCACACCAACACTGGGGGTGTGCCATGTAATCGCATCTGAGGTGTCCTGTGGCAAAAATTATTCAGCGTCTGGTTGTGCATTGCTCGGCATCACCCAACGGCCAGCACGTTGGCATTGCCGATATTGACCGTTGGCACGCAGCACGCGGCTTTAAGCGGATGTCGGCATTTGTTGCCAAATTTAATCCGCAGCTTAAACATGTAGGCTATCACTTTGTGATTGCGCTGGATGGCACAGTCCAAACCGGTCGCGCTCAAGATGAAATCGGCGCGCACGTGGCAGGCCACAATACCGGATCACTGGGTATTTGCATGGTCGGTACGGATCAGTTTACCCCTGCGCAATGGTCAGCACTCAAGACCCTGATCAGCAATTTAAAAGGCAATTATCCTGCCGCCCGTGTGATGGGGCATCGTGATTTTAGCCCTGATAAAAATGGCGACGGCAAGATCACGCCGAATGAATTTATTAAGTTATGTCCTTGTTTTGATGTCATGCCTTGGTATGCCGGTGGGATGCTTGCGCCTGCTGCTAACGTACTGGGGTGAGCCATGCAGTTAGTCGCAAACTGGCGAGGTGCTGTGAAGTGGTTTTCTGTACGGGCAATGGCGCTCGGTATTGCCCTGCAAGGGGCATACATGGCGCTGCCGCCTGAGATGCTGGCAACCCTCCCCCCATATGTGGGGCAATGGATCACAATCGCTGTGCTTGTTTGCGGCATTGTCGGGCGCTTGATTGCCCAGCCGGAGACACACCATGAGTGACTTTGCAGATTTGGCATCTGCTCAAGAGCAGCTCGACCGTGACACTGCGTTAGCGGCACGGCCTATGTTTGGCGGGGAGTCGCTGGCCACCTGTGAAGATTGCGGCAACCCGATTCCACTTAAGCGTCAGCACGCCATTGCTGGTGTGCGCTTGTGTGTTGACTGCCAAGCTGCGTTAGAGGTCTGTAACCGATGACACTACAACTCGAATTTTATCAGTTTGCCATGCTGCTGATTACCGTGCTGGGCGCGGTGATTGGCTCGGTTAAAGTGATTTGGTCGCGGATTGAAAAAAACCTAGACCAAAACTTTAACACCATTGAGCGGCAACTCAGCGATGTCGCCAAGCAAGCCGCTGACGGACAAAAAGAAGTCCGTGCGTTAGAGTTAAAATTTTTGGAATTTAAAGCCGAGTTGCCCCGCGTGTATGTGGCGCGTGAAGACTATATCCGTGGTCAAACCGTGATTGAAGCCAAGCTGGATGCGGTGGCCGCCAAGCTCGAAAATGTACAAATACGCCAAGGGGTCAACTGATGTCCGATTTACAAAAAGCACGGCGTGAAGGGATGCGCTGGCAATTGCTCAATGCACTCAACAAAGCCCAGCCAGTGGGTGCAATGGATGTGCTGCTATTGGATGTCATGGGCGCAATTTATAGCGGTGTGACCGCCAATGAACTGCACACCCAGCTTGAATATCTGTCTGATCGTGAGTTGGTCAAGCTGGACAAAAAACCGGACGGACATTGGCATAGCCAATTGACCCACCACGGGGTTGATGTGGTGGAATACACCGTCGATTGCCGTACAGGCATTGCACGCCCCACCAAATACTGGGAAGCATAATGGCTCGGCAATCGGCAATTGATGCGCTATCCCCACCCGACCGTGAATGGCTGAATCGGCAATTTATGGACAAGGGGTTTTGCGGCTATGAAGAAATCGCCGCCTTGCTGGCTGAGCGTGGCTACAGTGTTGGCAAGTCGTCGATCCATCGGTATGGCCAAAAACTTGAGCGCAAGTTGGCCGCAGTGCAGGCCAGTACTCATGCGGCCATGCTGATTGCTGAGGCTGCGCCCGATGACGCCGACCAGCGTTCTAACGCAGTACTGTCGCTGATTCAGACTGAAATCTTTAATGCCTTGGTTGATTTTCAGGAGGCAACCGATACAGATTCTGAAGACGTGATGTCACCAGCAGACCGTTTGACCTTACTTGCCAAGGCTGGCAAAGGGATTGCTGACTTGAGTAAAGCCTCAGTCAATCAGAAAAAATGGCAGATCGAAATTCGGGAAAAGACTGAAAAAGCCGCTGAAGCGGTAGCGAGTATTGTGAAAAAAGGCGGCCTATCACAAGCAGCATCGGATGAGATTAAGCGGCAAATCTTAGGCATTGCATCATGACAGCCACTGCCCTGCTGAACTCGACCGCCAAAGATCAGGCTGCACCACCACCCGTGATGCTGCCCTATCAAAGTCGTTGGATTGCCGACAAGTCACAGCTTAAAGTCATCGAAAAATCACGCCGTACAGGCATCACATGGGGCGAGGCCGCAGACAATGTGCTGACCGCCGCCGGTGACCGCACCGCAGGCGGTCAGAATGTCTATTATGTTGGCTATAACCAAGACATGACGATGGAATACATCGACGCCTGCGCGATGTGGGCGCGGGCGTTTGGCCATGCCGCCAGTGAGATTGGTGAAGAAATTTGGCAAGACGGCGACAAGCATATTAAGACCTTTGTGATTCGATTCCCTCATTCTGGTTTTCGCATTACGGCGCTGACCAGCCGCCCCAGTAACTTACGCGGTCGGCAAGGGGTGGTGGTCTTAGATGAAGCGGCGTTCCATGAATCGCTTGATGAGCTGCTGAAGGCTGCACTGGCGTTGATGATCTGGGGCGGGTCGGTGCATGTGATTAGCACCCACAATGGCGACGATAACCCGTTCAATGAGTTGGTGAACGAGATCCGATCTGGTAAGCGTAAAGGGTCGATTCAGCGCATTACCTTTGATGACGCGGTGGCTGAAGGTTTGTATCAGCGGGTTTGTTTGCGACGTGGGCTGGATCATAGCCTGACCGAAGAACAGGCATGGAAGGATGATATTTATCAAACCTATGGTGATGCGGCCAGTGAAGAACTGGATGTCATCCCATCGAAAGGCGGTGGCCGTTGGTTGTCACAGGCATTGCTAGAGCGGTTGCAAGACCCGTCGATTCCGGTGCTGCGGTTTGAAGCCCCTACGGGTTTTGATGTGTGGAGTGAAGATGCCCGTATGGCCGAGGTGGATGCGTGGTGTGTTGAACATTTACAGCCGTTGCTGGAACGGATGCCGCGTAAGGTCAGCAGCTATTATGGGTTGGACTTTGCCCGCAAACGGGATGCGTGTGCCATGTGGCCACTATTAGAACAACAGGATACTCGCAAGGTTTGCCCGTTTGTGCTGGAGATGCACCGCGTGCCGTACAAGCAGCAAGAGCGGATCATGTTGTTTGTGGTCAAAGCCCTGCCCGATTTTAGAAAGGGGGTGCATGATGCGGGTGGTAACGGTGGTTATCTGGCTGAAGCGATGCAGGTGGTTTATGGTGAGCGGGTCGAAGCCTTAATGATGTCTGAAGGGTTTTATCGTGACCATACACCCGCGTTTAAGGCCGCGTTAGAAGATGGTGATCTTGTCGGCATCCCACAAGATAAAGATATTTTGGATGACCACCGCGCCTTTACATTGGTGAAGGGTGTGGCGCGTATTCCAGACCAGCGCACCACGTCAAGCAATGGCAGCAAGCGGCACGGCGATAGCGGTATCGCGCATTTGCTGGCGCACTATGCCAGTAAGAACCCCAGCGCACCAATTGAGTTTATGTCTGTACCCAGTTGGAATGAGCGCGGGAATGCGCCAGATGATTGGGATCATATGATGGTAGATCAGGGCATGTGGTAGACGTTAGACTAACAAACCAAGACAAGGAGTTATTTCATGCAAGATAATATGCTTCCAGATGATATTCGTCAGAACCTGAAAAAATACAAAAACCATATCAGCTTGACATGCCTTGAGTGTGGCTATATTGGTCTGATGGGTGTAAAAAAAGTAATAGCGCCTTGGTTTTTCAGTTGGTTTGTGATTATTGCTGCAACAGCATATTTATTCTTAATGACTGGAATGCCGTTCTACGTCGTTTTATGTGCTGCATTTGCAATCGGTGCTTTTAGAGGAGCGTTGAGTAAGCGAGAAGTTGAGTGCCCCAATTGCCACAAGACTTTATTACAGCGCTGAAACTCATGATCCACTAACACAAAAGGGAAAGTAACAGCCGCATTTCTGGCAGCCTCATATAAAAATCGGAACTGATTCCGCCTAACGCACCCCACACCATCACCTCATCATGATGCAAACTGGACTAGGTTTGCATCATGGCAAAGCGTAAAAAGATCCCCGCCGCACCCTCACGCCAAGCGTTAGATGGTGCGCAATCGGCTGAACTTGGCTGGCTGCAACATCAGTTTGCAGAACACCCCGCCCGTGGCTTAACCCCTGCCCGACTACACCAACTGCTGACCAACGCCGAACAAGGCGACCTCATGGCACAGGCTGACCTGTTTTGTGACATGGAAGAACGCGACGGCCACTTATTTAGTGATATGTCCAAACGTAAGCGTGCCGTGACAGGGCTGACGTGGGGCGTTAAACCCTGCCGCAATGCCAGCCCTGCTGACAAAAAACTAGCCGAAGAAGTACTGGAGTGGCTAGAAGACATTGACGGCCTAGAACAAGTCTTTTTTGATGCCTTAGACGCGATTGGCCACGGCTACTCGGTGCAAGAGATCACATGGGGTCGCGCCGGTGCATTGTGGATTCCTGAGTCGCTTGAGTACCAGCCCCCACGAAAATTTCAAACACCACACCTTGCACCCAATGAGTTGCGGTGGCGGGATGGCAGTGTTGATGGTGCTGAGGTATGGCCGTTTGGTTGTCTGGTGCATCAGCACTCGGCCAAGTCGGGCTATATCGCACGCAGTGGCTTGCACCGTGTGTTGAGCTGGCCGTTCTTGTTTAAGCACTACGGCGTGCGCGATCTGATGGAGTTTTTAGAAATTTACGGCTTGCCCATGCGGCTGGGTAAATACCCGACCGGTGCAACGCCTGAAGAAAAAGGTACGCTCCTGCGCGCCGTGATGTCGATTGGCCATAATGCTGCGGGCATTATTCCGCAAGGCATGAGCATTGATTTTGAAGAAGCGGCAAAGGGTACGTCTGACCCGCACATGGCGTTGATTGAGTGGTGTGAAAAGACCCAATCTAAAGCCATTTTGGGCGGCACACTCACCAGCTCAGAGGGCAGCCACGGCACGCAGGCGCTGGGCAATGTCCACAACGAAGTGCGGCGTGAGCTGACAGAATCAGATGCGCTACAGCTTGCACGCACCCTCACGCAGCAGTTGATTGTGCCGATGCTGCAACTGAATAAACCCAATATTGACCCCGCACAGTACCCTAAGTTTTATTTTGATTTAAGCGAACCAGAAGATATTCAAACGTACTCAGAAGCCCTGCCAAAACTGGTTGAGATCGGAATGCAGATCCCACAACAGTGGGCGCATGAAAAGCTCGGTATCCCGATGCCAGACAGTAAAGATGTGGCCGTACTCGCAAAACCCCAGAGCAAACCGTTGGCTATTGCGGCAAACAGCCAAATCAATACACTCAAACTGGCAGCATTAAGCCAACAGATTGCAAGTCCCTACCCTGATCAAGCCACGTTAGACAACGCCCTCGATGGACTGGATTCTAACGACCTCAACACGCTGACTGAGGCCATCATCAAGCCCATCCTTGCCGCTATGAGCCAAGCCAACAGCCCGACCGAAGCGCTTGGCATCCTCGCCAATTTACACCCCGCAAGCTCGGTTGATCAGTTGCAGCAACGGATGGAGCGTTTACTGTTTAGCGCCGAGATATTTGGGGCGATCAATGTACGGACGGAGCTTGTGTGATGACCCGTGCGTCTGATCCCGCTGTACTACAAACGCTCTTTAATCAACCACCACAGACGGCTATGGATTTTTTGGCTGACAAAAAATTACTGCCATCAATGGATTGGCATGAGGTGCTGGGCAATGCGCACAATCAATCATTTGCGGTGGCACACCTAACCCGCTTGGACATTTTAGATGACATCAAACACTCATTGCTTGAGGCGCAGCGCCTTGGCATTCCAATGGAAAAATGGCGACAGGACATCACGCCACTGCTGCAAAAAAAGGGCTGGTATGGCAAGCAAACGGTGGTTGATCATGCGGGTCAACCCAAAACAGTACAACTTGGCAATCCGTGGCGTTTAGAGACCATTTACCGCACAAACCTGCAATCGGCATACATGGCGGGTCGTCGTGCCGAAATGCTACAGGCGATTGATACGCACCCCTACTGGCGTTATGTAGCCATTTTAGACAATCGCACCCGACCGACTCACCGCGCCATGAATGGCAAGGTGTTGGCAGCCACCGATGGTGCATGGGATGCTATTTTTCCACCCTGTGGTTTTAACTGTCGCTGCCGTGTATCACCCATGACGGGTGGAGCCGTAACGCGTGGTGGCCATACCGTTGAGTCTAGCGCTGGACATTTAACCACTGAAGTGGTGGGTGTTGGGCGTGGGCAATCCGCAGATATCACCGTCTTAAAACTGCCGTCAATGGACACCCCCTTTAAAGTCGACGTGGGTTTTAATCATGCGCCAAGTGTCGGCGCAGCGAGTAAACTGATCGAAAAAACAGGGGGTGATTTGGCAACAAAGTACGGTGCAGAATGGCCAGTGTTTAAGCCCCATCAAATCACAGTGGATGACTTTGCCAGTCTGGGTAAAAAACGGTTAGACGACGTGTTGTCTCAAGTCAGTGAGGGTCAGACTTTGCACGCCATTTTGGAGGGTGCAAAAACTCAGTATGACTATATGTTGCACCATAAAACATTCACGGATCACATTTTAAGCGAGCTGCAACGGACGCGCCAAGCGGGGCATTTAGTACCCAATGCCGCTGGGGGTGCGCAAGCAATTAAGGCGACTCGCATGGCAGCCCAAAGCTATCCGGCAAGTTGGGTTCAATCAGCCAATAATTTAGGGGTACTCAATGTCAAGTACTCTAAAAAAGATCGCGGTTGGTGCTATACCAGCACTGAAACCAAGCTGATTAAATTGGATAAATTTGGTGTGGTGGAGGCTAAGGCAGGTGAAGGCTGGATGCTGACCGATGACACCAGCACTGCTGTGCATGAGTATGCACATCGGATCCAAGAGGCGCGGCATGATATAGACGACTTGTTTCAGCAAGAGCATCGCCATCGAACGGCTGATGAAGCCAAAACGATGCTACGAGTCCTGACCCGTAATAATGCGTACCGCGCTGATGAGCTGGCAAAAGCTGATGGCTATTATAGTCCGTACATGGGAAAAGAATATCCGCATGCCGTTGGACGTGAAGCGTTAGAAGTCATGACGATGGCGTTGCAGCCGATTCTCGGTCGGGATCTTGAGGCCGCCGGTTATCTATTTCAAATGTACCGTAAAGATCGACGCATGTTAGAGTTGGCGTTGGGTATTTTGTTTCACTGTGAGTAAGGCGCATGCAATTAATCTTGCAAACCACTATGCCGCCGCATACTGCGGTGGGTCGTATTGATTGGGATCAACACACGGGCACCATTACGGGGGATTCCGACCTCGCTGCCATTGTGCGTCAAGCAGCAACATTGGCGACAATGCAGGGCTATATCCGTCCAGCACCATCATTGGCACGTGTCGATATTGATCAGCCCTTAAAGCACGTCGATCAATTGTCTGCCGTGTTGGCATTCGGTGGCTATTACAGTGCAGATCTTTCATCTATTGCCAAGACGGCTGAAAACCAACTGGCTGATGATTTGACCCCCGTCGTTTACTAATCACCATGCACATTAATATCGACAATCACGCACTACAGCAAAAGCTAGACGCAGCAGCGGCGCGTCTTGCCAACCCGACCCAACTGATGCAACGCATCTCAATGTCACTTCTAGATGACACAGAACAAAACTTTGCAGCGCAAGGCCGACCCAAATGGGCAGGTTTAAGTCCACGTTATGCAGCCAAGCGCCGTGGCGGTCTGATCCTACAAAAGTCTGGGCAACTGGCGGGCAGTATCACTGCGTTTCATGATGCGACCTCGGCTGCCGTTGGCAGTAATAAAGTCTATGCAGCGATTCACCAGTTTGGCGGGATGGCTGGTCGTGGCCACAAATCCAAAATCCCAAGCCGTCCTTATTTACCTGTAGACAAAAACGGCAACTTACAAGCCGATGCACAAGCCAATATTGAAGATGTGTGTGACTACTATCTGTCGTCATCGTTCAATCCCTAGTACACCCCCGTTAGACCTGCGTTAGAACGCCACCCATCAAACAAAACAAAACCCCATGCGTGTTGATGTGCATTTGTATTTGCACGCGCTTAAATCGCTTGTTTTGCGCATCGCATTCGGAATCCGTTCCGTCTGATTCTTTGATCCCTGCCCCCGCATTCTTGCGGCATGAACACACTCTTCGTCGCCGCGTGCGCCATCGCCCTGAACCTCACACCCGATCAACAGTATCTGGTGCTTGTGCCTGAAGGCAGTTTTAGGGGGATTGATGGCCGACCCTTTGAACCCACCGCTACAGATGGCTGGGTGCTGACGCCTGCAAACGGGCAGCGCATTGTTGCTGCACTGAATCAACGCAGTATCGACATGGTCGTTGACTGGGAACACGCGACGCTGAAATCCCAAAAAACAGGACAAGAAGCCCCCGCCGCAGGCTGGTGCAAGTCGGGCGCATTTGAATATGTGGCAGGCGTCGGAATCTGCTCAAGCCATTGGGACTGGACACCCCGTGCCAACACCCAAATCGAATCCAAAGAATATCGCTACCTGTCCCCAGTTTTTTCGTATGCCAAAAACGGGCAAATCGTTGCCCTATTGCACGCGTCACTCACCAACACCCCAAACCTCGACAACCTACCCGAAGCCACCTTAGCGGCAGCGGCTCAGGATTTTTTTAACCAACAGGAGTCCGTGATGGATCTTGAAGAACTGCTTGAGCATTTGCGCTGGATGCTGAACCTGCCAACGCTCGCAACCGCTGCCGAAATCATGGCAGAACTCAAAAAAGCAATGGCCAAAATCGAAGCCGAGACTGGCACAGCGATGGCCGCCAACACCCACAACTTATTTGATGCCCTTACAGCCCTCAATACCAAGGTTGCGGCCAATACCCAAGCGATGCCTGACCCAGCCAAGTTTGTACCCATCGCCGTTGCGTCTGCCCTGCATGCACAAATTGCCACCCTAAGCCAAGCCGCCAAGTCTAACGAAGTTGAAGAACTGATCGTTGCAGCGTGTAGCGATGGCCGTTTGCTGGGTGACGATATGAAAGCGTGGGCAACCAATTTGGGTGAGTCAAACCCTGATGCGCTCAAAGACTATTTAAGCCGCGCACCCAAGATTGCTGCATTGCTAGGCAAGCAATCAAACACGGTTGCGGCCAACAGCCAGCAACAGCCAGCCACCCCACAAGACGACTATGACGCGCAGATTGCCGCGCAAATGGGTCTGTAAAGGAGCAAACCATGACCGCCACTACAACCGCGACCCGCACCCCCAGTCGCCACCCGCACCTCATCCCGATTCTACTGGCGGCCACCGCCATCGCCATTGAAGGGGCACTGTGCTTTATCAACGCTGATGGCTATGGCACGAGCAGCACTGGTGTATCTGTCATGGGCGTGTGGGATGCCAGCGCTGACAACACGCTGGGTGCAGATGGTGACACCTACGCCAATGTACAGCGTGGTCGCCAGTTTTTGATGTTCAACGACCCTACGGCTCCAGTCACGCAAGCCTCACTGGGCGACAACGTGTACGCATTAGACAACCAAACGGTCAGCACAGACAGCAATACCGGCGCACGTCCTGTGGTGGGCACATTCATGGGCTTTGATCACGAATCCCCAATGCTTTGGGTGGAGATTGCATAATGATTTTTAACGGTCAAAACGCACCTGCTGTTCTGCGTGCCCTACAAACCAATTTGAGCAAAGCCTACACCGCTCAACTGGACGCGACGCCCTCACAGTGGGATCAAGTCGCCATGCTGGTACCGAGTACGTCGGCAGCCAACGACTATGCGTGGATGCAAAAATTTCCCCGCATGAAAGAGTGGCTGGGTGAAAAGACCCTCAAGAAATTGGCCGGTCATACCTACACGCTCAAAAACCGTGATTTTGAAGCCACCATTGAAGTGGATCGGAACGACATTGAAGATGACAACCTCGGCATTTATGCACCAATGGCGCAGGCTGCCGGTGAATCCGCCAAGCAATGGCCGGATGAGTTGGTCTTTAGTTGTTTAACCAAAGGCTTTGTAGACAAATGCTATGACGGTAAATCGTTTTATCATACTGACCACACGCTCACTGGCAGTGATAAAAAAAGCCGCAATGAATCCAACCGGATCACCAAAAAGCTCAGTATCGCAAGCCTAGCAGAAGCGCAAGCCAGCTATGGTGCAGCCCGCACATTAATGCGTGGCCGTAAAGATGAAGAAGGCCGCCCGCTCAACTTGATGCCGAACGTGCTGGTTGTACCCCCAGCGTTAGAAGACCTCGCCAACACACTGATGACCACCGACCGCCTAGAAGATGGCAAGCCAAACCCATACAAGGGCACGGCAACAGTGATTGTGTGTGCATGGCTAACTACCGAGACTGAGTGGCATTTGCTCGACACCAAGCGCGTGATCAAGCCCATTGTGTTTCAGCAGCGTAAAAAACCGGTCTTTGTACAACAGATCGACCAAAACGCAGAAGCGGTCTTTATGCAGAAAAAATTCCGCTTTGGTGCTGAAGCCCGTGGTGAGGCCGGTTATGGCCTCTGGCAACTGGCCGTTGGCTCGACAGGTACAACCTAATCATGAGCTATGCCACGATGCCGCTGATGATCGCACGGTTCGGTGAGCGTGAAATTATTGCACTCACCGACACCGAACAGCCCTTCACAGGTCAGATCAACGCCGAAAAATTAGCGGCATCAATGGACATGGCCAACAGCGAGATTGACGGTTATCTGTCTACCCGCTATGCCGTGCCAGTGCAGACACCGCCTGCATTTTTGGTGGGGATTGCCTGTGATTTGGCACGTTACCATGCGGCGGTTGGCTGTGCGCGTGTCACAGAGCGTGACGAGGTACGCTATAAGGCGGCGGTCAAGTCGCTCGAAAATATCGCGGCGGGCAAGCTCGGGGTCGGTATCACGCCAAACGGTGGCAACCCTGCTGCGGCCTCGGCACAAGACGTAGTGATGACCAATCGGCGGTCAAACGACTTTGGCAACGGGGGGTGGTGAGATGCTGCCCCTCGCTCAAATCGAACAAGGGATAAAAGATGCCATCAAGGCATTAAACCGCCCCTATATTGCCGACATTAAAACCTACGCGGGTGACTTTGACTTTAACGATGACCGCGACTTTGCCCAAGTGGTGCAACGCTTTCCAGCGGTTTGGACAACGTTTGATGGGTCGGGAAAACCCGAAAAACTCGGCGCACGCAAATACAAAATCCCACTGACCTTTAGCGTGATGGTCGGCGCTCGCTCAATTCGCACAGAAGAAACCGCACGGCATGGAGTCAACATTGATGGCCAGATGGTTAGCGTGGGCACATTTCGGCTGCTGGATGACGTGGTCTGTGCCGTATTGGGCCAGCAATTTGGTATCACATCGATCCGTCCGATGGAACTCGGTGCAATACGGACGATCTTTAATACAAAAACTCAAAGCGAAGCGGTGTCTGTCCTCGCACAGTCGTTTACGACCGAATGTACTCTCAGCGTGCCTGACCCTGAGTCCGACACTGCGCAGTATATAGAGCGCATCAGCATTGATTATGTGCAAGACCATCAGGTCTTGCCCGGTGATTTGGTGACTACCCATGGCTGATTTTGACTTTAA